TCTCTTTGGTTTACTAATAGAATCTAATTTGTAAGCTTCTAAAACAGTTTTAATTTTGGAGATCAGATCGTCTGGTAGCTCGCAGGCTAATCTAATTCTAAAATCATATGTTTTATGACTTTCGGTTAGATAGGCTTTAAATGGTTTCATATTCATTCCTAATATATGATATTTATTAAAATCTGGTAATTATTGCTTGGGTTTGTTTAGTATTTGTGCCAACAGTGCATTTCGATCTAATACTACCCCTTGCCCATCAATAGCATCGTTACCTACACCAGCGCCGTCTTGTTTAAGTTGATGATCTAATCTCATTTTCTTTAACTGTAGATCTACCATTCTTAATTTTTTATCCAACTTGGCTTGTTTGGCTGTGATCGCATGACCCAACAATACCCCGGCTGTTTGAAATACTTGCCCACTGAATCTGGCTTCCATGTTCATTCCCAAATCCATTAGATCATTAAACTTGTCTTTAGCAAGAGTGGCCAGCTCATCCATTTCTTGGTCGCTGGCATCGAGCCCTTTTACCTTAGGCAAAGCTTGATCGATTTTATCTATTGCATTGTCTATGTCTGCAAACACAGATTTTTGTTCTTCCAGTGTCGCAGTGGCTTGTTCGGGGGTTACGTCTTCTGGCAGTTTTTCGGGCAGATTAAAAAGTTCTTCTAGACGTTTAGTAATTTTAATTCTCCTTTGTTGACCATACACGTTTGCCGTCGACTAATTTCCACGTTTTTCCGCGATTATAATTACCACATTTTAATTTTTGTTCAGTAGACATATTGCTTTTTGCTTCGGACATTTTTTGTCGTGTGTCAACAGATACAAATTTACCCGTTAACGCTTTACTAATTTTATTTTTACGCTCTTCCGTCCAACTCTCCGGAGACGAGCACGAATTTTTCATTCGTTGAAATTTTTCTTCTGCGCTTAGTTCAGACAATACTCTCTTCATTGAAGTACTTATTCGTTGTCTGGCTTCAGGTTTTTGAAACTTTAAATAGTTAGGGTGGCCTAGTTGTGCTTCAATAAATTCTTTACGTGCTATTTCGTATATTTTAGCAGTTGGCTTGTATCTTTTACTAACACTATTGGCCATTCTCCAAAAAGCGTATACCATTTTTTTCTTCAATTCTTGGGGGACCATTTTGACCAACAAAGTGTGACAAACAAAATGTTCTTTAGCTGTTAACGTAACTAAATTGCTTTTTGAGTTGTTGCCGCCTAAACTCTTCGGCACTATATGATGTACTTCTGTATATACATCTACTGCTAAGATTCTTGTTTTAGCATTATTAATAATACTATAATACCATGTAGTATATTTGTTTGATATGAACATATAGTTATTTATCAAACTTCGAGTTTCTTCGTCATAACGGTATTTACCGCTTTTTGGTACCAGCAAAAATATCGGTTTCGTTGACAACTCTAAAAGTAAGACCTTGGGCTGCACAAAACTTTCTTGCAGCCTCCCATTTGTACATGTTAAGAGCCACTGCTGCTTTATCCCTTACACTTCTAGCTGCTTCCATAGTGGTTTCTTTTGTAGGCTTTACTTCAATTACTTCCCCGTGACGTTTACCATTTTTATCAATATAAATGATTAAAAAATCAGGCACATAAATTGTATTTTTATTTGTAAAAGGATTTCTATAGTTTACGTGAATCGCTTCGCTGGCCCATTGTACCACTGCGGGGTTATTATCACAAAAATTCATAAAAGCAAATTCCCAACTAGATCTGTAAGTTGGATCTCGCTTTCCTATATATTTTTCAGGATTTTTTATCGTGTACTTGCCCTGACTATACTTGCTCATGCTATTATAGTTCTTGTAACATATTGATTAGCCTTAGGACTTGTTTTTATTCCTAAGAAGCTAGTGTTAACTCTTGAAGTGTTTAAGTATAGTGCCATGAAGGCGTTTAACTCTCCTTCAGGCATTTTTTGAAATTGGTTTAAAACATCTATAGGATCTTCTCGTTGGGCTTTCGCAGTTTCAATTACTGCAAGGACTAACAATCTTGCAGTTTCTATATTACCTGTTTGTTGTTCAAAATAACTTAATATGGAATCATTAATATTTTGATCAATATCAACAGTGCCAGCAAAATAATTGTTAAAATATTTTGTTGTTTTAGTTGTCCCGCTGGATCCTATATTAGTAGGTTGAACTGGATTATATGGTTGTTCTTGCATATTTAATTATCCGAAAAATTCATCATCCCCGAATCCTGCAATATTGATTCCTTGATCAGATACTCCAGGAATCGAATATTCTTCAGATGAGTAGAAATCGTTGTATGCTAAAGTTTGATTCACATACGACACATCATCTGCAATCATCGACAATGGTGCTGGACCTAGTTCGTACGGATTATCTTGCGCCAACGCACCACCAATACCGCCAAAATTAATTGGAGTACCTTGTGAGTCGGTCCATACAGAACCGTACGGAGCACCTGCAACCGCTGAATCTGCGTTTACTCCTGGTGCTCTGTTATAGAAACTTAACAACCCAGTATCGTTATTTCCCGGAGTAAGGGTTACTACGCCGTTCGGATCTTCGAATAATATATCGCCATTTTTGTATATAGTTGTAGATCCGCCAGCTGGGTTTGGCACACTGCTCACTTGATTATCTCTGGGAGTAGCAGGATTGTATCCGCCAGTTCCAGTCCATGAAGAAACTACATTTTTAACTTTATTTGCAGAATCATCCCATGCTTGAACGATTCCGCCCGATACTTTGTTAATAATGGGTTGAAGACCATTGTTAACTGCTCTGCCTACTGCGGCTCCTGTGACAGCAGACAACGAAGTAGCAATAGTTCTTCCAATAAGAGATTTGCCCAAGAATGTGTTGCTCAGTGCTTGGTTAATTGCTTGACCGGCATATAATCCCGACACTGCGCCTGTGGCTCCCGCAATAGTGTTAGTAATCACTGCACTAGTAGTTCCTCCAACTGTGTAGACTATACCTGTTTGTGGATCAGTTCGATACTGTACTCCATTAGCAGGTAGCGACACTCCCTGTGCAGCCAATACTCGTGCATCTTGTGTTGTAGGAACGAATTGTCCAGGAGCACCAATAACTGAAGCAGTTGCAGCGCCTGGAATAAATTGTAATGTGTTTCCTGTCACAGCATCATACTTAATTTGCGTACCGTCCCTGTATGTATTACTGATATATTCTTGCCCGCTAGGATCTGTTACTCGTTGTCCGTAAAGAAGATTTTCTGTTAGGTTGTTAGGGTTATATGCGCCGGTGGCAGTATTAGTAGTTTGGATTTGTGCTACAACTTGTCCTGTTGAATCAACTATTGCAGCCGTTGTGGATCCTGTCACTGGTTGAAGACTTGAAGGATTTATTACAATACTTCCATTATTATTCACGCTATCGTATACCGCGGTACTACCTGGGGAAAAGATTGCTCCGGCAGCCGTGTTAATTCCTCGATCAACTGCAGAAGCAACAGTGCCCAACACTGTATTTGTTGCATTTACTCCCGCCCCGACAGCAATGCCAGTAAGGGTGCCACTGATCGATACACCACCGCCGGGTGCTCCTACAGCATACCCACTGCTGCTAAAAATATTATTGGAACCCGTTTGTGTTGATTCGCCGGGTGTGATAGGAAAATTAAAAGGATTACTTCTGCCATTTAATGCATTGTTTAATACAGAAACACCGTAATTACCTACAACTGATCCAACAACATTGTTTAAATTAACATTTTTAACGTTGTTGTATAAACGATACATTGATAACAAACTAGATACAGGCCCGCCAGACCCATCGGTGCCATCGGGTTTTCTCAAATCTTTTGGAGCACTGTCAATTGCGCCCAAAATTCCTGCATCGCTGTATATATTAGTGACACTGGTTGAAATAGGACTGTTGGTGTTATCATAATGAAGTAAACTAAAACCATCCACGCTTACTGGATTTACATAACCTGTAAAATACTTTACTGTTTCATATGCCACGGTCATAGTATTTTCTAAAGTATCATTGCTTCCAGCAGCTCTGTGTTCGCCGTGCTTCCAACTAGTAATAACTGGATTAGCCAAATAGTATTCTGTAAATCTTTTATTATGTAAACTAAAAATTCTAATACTGCTTAAAAAATTTGGCAATGAATTATTTCGCGGTGAAAAGCCCCACCCTATTTTATTTCGTAGTTGATACTTGTATGGTTGACCATACGCGGTTGTAGAGTAATCGCTATCCCTATAATAGTAGGTATAATAATCATTCCAAAAATTTGTGATTACATCTGCTGCATCATCGTGGAATCTAATATCCACTGGATCATATTTAATGCTGGTCTGTATAATATTTTTTCTATTATATGCATTCAAAGTTTTTGTATCTACAGTAAACTTAGGTAAATCTACCTGTTTTACCAGCATACCAGTTTCTAGACTCTGATATCTGTCTGCAAAACTTAAAGCAGTGCCTAGAAACCCGCCTCCTAATTGAGTCTGACTTGGGTCTAGGTTAATTACTACATAATAAAGAAAGCTCTGTTTGGGCGCCAGTCTAAAATTATCTGCTAAAAATAATCGTGTGGCATGATCATACGGATGTGTAGATTGTCCTGCTTGAATAGGTTTTAAGTCAGCATTATATAGTGAGGCCATAAAAATATTTATCAAATAAAAAGCCCACCGAAGTGGGCCTTAATTGAAACTTTAAAACATTAGCCTGTAATAGCTGCTGTGTTGAACTGTGTGATTCCTGGAGCTCCAACACCTGCACCAGTTGTTTGAATAGCGTTATCATAACGAATACTCATTGTAATGGTCACTGGGTCATTACTACCATAATCTAAATCATTATAATTTACATCTGTCAAGAAACAACCATACAATTGCCATGCTTCTAGAACAGTTGGCTCAACTGTTCCATTAGCACCATCTAACATTTCTATTGTGGTTACAAACTTGTAATCGATACCAGAACTTGCACTAGCTTGTTCCATAAAATCATACTGCTTCTGTAACTGTTCGCCTACTAGTCTACTTACGTTGCCACCTGCATCATCTCGCAGTGTGGTTGCCACAGCGTTCCAAGTTGGACGCCCTGCAATGTACACACGACTGTTATACACAGGAATTTCTACTGGGTCAAATGTAACCTGAGGACGAGCAAATGACATAACTTGCTTGGTCATTTCTGTTTTAGGGTTGCTTACACCAAATTTTTCAAAAGTTACGCGATAGCGAAACTTTAATTTTGGCATTAATAGACCTTGAGTGGTAGCACTTTGGTTACCACCTAAAGGAACTGTAAATCTTGTTAACGATGAAACTGCCATATTATGCTCCTGTTCCTACGGCTGTAGCTGATGCTAAATTACCAGCTTGGATTTCACCAGGGTTTTTCAACCTAATTGGTATGTAAATAAACTCAACATCTTTTGTTGGCTGAACTGCAACGTCGACATATAGTTCATTTCTAGCAATACGTTCTGGTGTATTATTTGATGAATCACAAACTGCTAGGTAATCTGTAATACCACGTTTTGCCACAAGGTCATTTAACAAGCTGTTTACAACTGTTAAAATACCATTGCGAGTGATTGGATCATTTGGTTCAAATATAAATGGTCTTGCGATAACATTTAACTGTTGTCGTAGATAATTAACTAATCTGGCTACGTTGATACGATCTAACGCACTAGGAGTTGAACTTAATGTTTTTTGTCCGTAAATTAGTAGACCATTTCCTGGCAAGAATGTCAATGGATTAATTTTATTAGTGTACATAACATCACGAAGACCTTGCGTTACACCAATACTAATGAATCTTCCGCTGTCTTGATCGATATAGCCAATTGCATTTAAATTATCAATTAGACCACGACGTGTTCCAGCAGGTGCTAACCATGGATAGCTAATATTGTCGCTCTTAATCATTGCACGAATTACTGCATGACTTGATGGTACAACCACTGCTGTTCCACTTAGATCATTTGTTTGTCCTTGCGGATAATATACACCTACATAAGGATTAACTGTAGCTAAACCGTATTCCCCTGTACTAGTTACATCATTGGTATTTGTTGCCCATCCTTGGATCGCTGTACCTGTGGCTTGCAATCTTAGTGGAGAATCGCCAATGATGAACGCTGTATTATCGCGATCTTCATTCAATGCAATCATGTTAGGGATAAGTTCTGGATATCCAGGGCAGCTGATTAAGTTAAACTGATTTGCGTCTTCTCTTAATTCGGTACTGCTGTCGATGCTGGACTTTAATGCAGCAACTACAACACCCCTAGGAGCTTTACGGCCAAAATTTGGCACTCCAGTGACGTCAAATCCGCTTACAGTAACCCATGTACCGGTTTCTGTTTGAGCAGGATCCAATGGATATGCTTGTTGACTAAAGTAGTTAGGTCTATACTCTTTAACATTATATCCGCTTGCACGAGTATTCCATAACAATGTACCTCTAGGATACAATGCTGGATCTGGCACATCTAGATCTACGTGATTGCTCACTAACAATGATCTAATAGTTGGGATAGCGTCTGTTGCAGGATCAGTTGTATTAACAGCACCATCTGGGGCCCAACGAGCATCTGCAAAAAGAATACCGTTTTGACTTACACTATCAGTGTTGTCAATCAATACCCATTGGTTAATACCAGATACGTTTTGATATCTGTATAGTTTTGGATAATTTTCTAAATCGCTGGAATCTAACCATAAATCACCTAGTACTAATGGTGTACTATCGTCCTGCTTTGCCGGCTCTGTTGTAGAAATAATCGGACCGTTTGGATTTGTTTGTGTTAGATTGTAACCACGAATATCACTGCTTAAATTCTTATATCCCAACCAAGCACTTCCGTTGCTTACCATAACATCTACACGGCTTGGTGTATTGTAATACCATAATGTTCCACTGGCTGGTGCATCATACGGCTGTGTAGTTGAAGCAGTGTAAGGTTTGTCATAGGTATTTGCATTACTCAACGGCTGCCAATTTGTGCCTATTAGTACACTGGCATTAGCTGGAGAAGCATAAACATTAGTTGCTCCGGCAACTAGTGCAACATTAGACAACGGAGTTTGTGTTCCGTCTGTCAGAATCATATCTCCACCTTTTTGGTGCGTAATAGTAAATGCACCCGTCGAATCTACACCGCCCACAATATCTGTAACACCTGCAGTACCACATGCACTAGCAATAGCTTGAATTAGTCCGTTAATAGTTCCTGTGGCTACTGTTACAGAAACAGTGGTTATATTAGCTAAACTAGCATTTGCTCTTGTTTGAATTGAGAACGTTGCGCCAACACCAGGTGCTACTGGAGAAGCAGTATTTCCTGTTAAAATCGTTGCCCCAGTGTTTTTACGATACCAAATTTGATTTGCTAATGTTCCATTTTCGTTGGGGTTATACTGATTAAAAGTAGAACCTTCAATGATGTTAGAACCGCCGCCAGTTGGATCTAAACCAAATGTTGCTGCAAATACATTTGCATAGCTGTTAACTGTTAACGAATTCCAAGTTAACGTTGAAGTATTAAATTCTCTGAGAACCATGTTTTCGCCATTACCAAGAGCACTGGCTTTTTGCCACACGCTTCCTGTAGGAGCAGCATTGCTCTGCCAGACTGGTACACTAAAATATGGAGCGATACTGGTTGCGGCTGCTGGGTATGTGCCTGCTGTAATACCTAATGTAGTAATAGTATTGCCACCACCATCTTGAATATTTGCAGCGGCGCCTGTTGCAGAAGCGTTTGCTGTAATTACCAATTGACCGTTTGAAACACGAGCAAGAATACCTGTAACACCTGCAGAATTAATTTGTGCTGC